CATAATCTTTTCTCTTTTTATCATCAGTTTCATATGGTTCATCTATCATATCCTTGAATGCTTGCTTCTTAGCATCAAGTCTCTTTCCCTTATTGATAGAAATAATTTTCTTATCCTCTTCAGAGATTTCATTTCTCCAATTGGATGCTTTCAGTGGTTCTGGTTTGATAAGATCAACAGTTTCAATCTCAAGAGGTTTGTAATCTGCAAGATCTTGAACAAGAAGATGAGATTCACTGATCTTAGGATTTACTTCAACCTTATTCTTACCGCGCATGATGTCGATAATCTTGTCTACTTTGTCCTTCTTCATGTCCTCTACCTCGTAAATTAATTCCTCTCTTTGAAGTCTTCTACCCATTGTTCTAAGTTTTCTTGCTCCAACAACTGCTGCTCTTCTCATAAGTGGTTTAGTAATTGGTTTATCTCCACCACGGGCAGCACCATAATCTCTTGCTCTTTCACCAGCACTCTGAGTCATTGACTTTTCACCACCTCTAGCAGAACCATAACTTCTCATCTTTTCACCTGCTGCCTTCAGTCTATCAGCAACAGACATTCCTGGTTTTCTTTCAGTTGGTGTAGATCCAGTTTTTTGTGCTGGAGTTGAAGTTGAAGTTGATGAAGAAGACTGGGACTGCTTGTTCTTTCTAATTCTAGCAATGTTCTTTGCTCTATCTTTCACAGTAGACTTTCTTTCTTTTTCTGCTGCTTCTTGTTCTTTTTGTGAAGTGGTCTTTCCTTTTCTTACACCCAGATCAATATCATCTTGCTTTCTAATTTTTTTTGCTTTGGCAAGGTCTCCACCAGGACGATTTGCAGCAACAGATTTAACAACTGTACTGAGTGCAGCAATTCCACTTCCTCCAACTCTTTTCAGTCCTTTAGCAACATTACCACCAACTTTTGCATATGCTGTTGCATCACCATCCTTACTTGCTGATGTTCTTTCAAATCCACCAGAACCATCTCTTAATCTACTTCCTGCTGCCTTTCTACTTTTCTCAATGCTGACTTCTCTTTCTTTGCCAAGTTCCAGCATTCTATTTTTCTTTGCGAGTTCTGTCTTTTCTTTTTGCTTTTGAAGATCGCTCTTATCTTTGCGATCTAACTTCATCTGCTGGAACTCACGATCCTTTCGCTTTTCCTCTCTATCAAGGTTACGTTGTTGATTTCTTTCTTTTTCTGCCCTTTCTCTACTTGCTTCCCTTTGCTTCCTGAGATCCGTATCTTGCTGCTTACGAGTTAGATCTCTATCCTTGAATTCGTCTTTTTTCGCTTGTGCTTTTGCCTTTCTCTTATCCTTTTTCTTCTGATCTAAACGTCTAGTTTCTCTGTCTTCTTCTCTCGAAAGTGCGTCCATTGCTCTCTTAAGAGCACCAGCGTCTCCATCTTCTCCACTATGCTTATCTACTTCCGCAGAAAGTTTTTCCATCCTTCTTTGATGGGCTTCTTTCTTTGCTCCTTCAGGAAGATACTCGTCAGTTAAGCTTTTTTTTTACCGATTGCTTTACCAATCGCTTTACGGCGCTTCATCAAATACTTGTCAGAAGAATCAACATCTCCGTCATTGTCCACATCAGAATCTTCCTGACCTACTGGGTCAAGTTTCTTTTCTTCAAGACTCTGATTAAACTCTTTCCAAGACTTCATTATCGCCACAAATGCGTTCCTATGATTTATTTATACGCTTTCCCACCTTTAACAATATAACGCTTATTGAGTCCAAGAGCACCTGGAGTCATCATGGCAACATACTTAAAGTGACCCTTTGTACCTACCAAAGTATTCGGATGCTTCTTATCACGCATCATCTTATCCATCTTGACTTCGGTATACTCTTTGATATCACGCAACCAAGATTTGAACATCAGACCATTCTCAGTAACACAGATGATGTGATTAGTTCCACGACGACTAATCTTACCCACCACACCCGTGTTGAGATTTTCTACAGTATCACCGATGTTGAAGATCTCACCTTTGCGATATGATTCACGCAAAGACTCTTGATCAAACTTAGGAGCAATCTCCCACAGTTCAAGATCTTCTTTGATCTTCATCGCTTTACGGACTGCATTATACATCTCTTTCTTTTGAATGGCGTTCATCCGATTGGGAACACCACGAGAGAATGCATTGAAATCACCAGACGCTGCATGAGATCTCAGTTTAGATGCAGACATTCCAGACACATCATCAGCGTCAGGGTCACGAGTTCCACCAGACAGAACCATGATATTCTCAAACTCATACATCTCAGAACCATTGTACTTCTGAGCGAGTCCTTGGAATTCTGCCAGACGATCTTGTCCTACCATAATGGTAGCATTTTTATATCCTGCATTATAAACAGTAGAAAGGACATCAAAAATAGTCTTTGATCCTTCATCATCCATAATCTGTTCCTCAAAGTCTGGGAACATCTTTTTCATATAAGCAATCTTTGCACTAGGTTCTAAAGGATTCTTCTTTGCATCTTGAGTCCTGCTTGGATAGATTACAAGATCAAAGTTGCTTCTCTTTGATTCATTAGAGGCAGCATTGAGAAGTTTTTCATGACCAACCGTTGGAGGATTGAAACGACCAAAGACTACAACCACACCAGTTGCTGCCTCCTGCTCTGGTTGTGCTTGGGCAGGTGCCGTTCTCTTAGCAGGTTGCTGTTCTGCAGGTTTCTTTGCAGAAGGTTCTTCTTTCTTTGCAGCACCACCGCCACCAAAGATCTTCAACTTGCCATCAACAGTCTTAGCAATGAGTTTTCCCTGTTTATCGTACCAATCACCGTGTCCGTCTCCAGACAGACCCATTTTCTTCGCTTGTGCAGAAGCGGAAGTTTCTACAGCTTCAGTAACGAACTGCTTGAAATTCTTCATAATTTCTATAGTGGTTTGCTGCTATACCAATATACTTTATTTATTCCACTGCTTTTGCACAGTGAAATTAGCGTGAGAGAACTCACGACGATTTACAAGTTTGTATGTGCCGAACTTGTTAGTCATCACAAAACCCTCGTGTGTGGTTGGTTCATCCATGATAGCACACTCAACGGATTCTGTGGACTGAATTCCTTCCATAATCAATTCTTTGATATGCATCAAAAGTTTGTAGAGATATGTGCGAACTGATCCCAAGTTTGCAGCAGAAATATCCCTCTGCTCACGAATACAACGGTTGACTTCAATCTTCAATTGTTTTCCTTTCTGTTCTGAAGGAAACCGCAGGAGATTTGAAGCAAGATGAGCGAGACGGATAAGGTGGTCAATCCTCTTGCGCCGAGACGTGATGGTCGCATCAGTTTTTACATATTTTACTTTCTTATCTAGCGACCAATGATCAAACTGTGATGTGAAGTCTGCTTTCATTTCAGATAACTTTGCACCACTATAACTTGTATGGACTGCAACTACAATAGATTCTTCAATCTCTTTGTCAAATTTGTAAGTGATTGTATTGGGAGTTAAGGTGTCAGTTCCACCGTAACCTAAGAAGTCACCTTGCCAAACGCCACACCGATCTGGAAGACACTCAAAGCAGGTGTGAAGAATACTTGCAACTCTTTCATTGTCACCATGATTCATTTCAATGTCATGATGACTGTAGTTGATCTTGATCTTGCGTTTGTTGAAGACTGACTTGGTTCCAACGAAACGCCTTTGATTCTCAGGATTGTGTCCAAACACAATGGCAGGAGCACCATCCCACTTGACAGAAATCTTTGAATTTTGCTCTCGGAAGAAATCAAGAACTCGCAAAAAAGCATCCCGACTTTCCAGAACGGAATCCTCAGGATGCTCAAGGTGTGTGTTTTTCATAATCAAGAGATACGGAAAGTCAGGGATTCGAACCCTGGAAGGTGTGACCCTCGCTGGTTTTCAAGACCAGTGCCATAAACCACTCGACCAACTTTCCAAGTGACCTAGTAATTATACCAGATCACAAGGAACTTGTCAATCAGTCCGCTCTGGTTGCGCCACCAGGTCCTTTGCGAGGAGAGGCATATGCATCTGCCATCTTTTCAGCATCTGTTCTGGTGTCCTTCTTAGGAGCAACCTTTTTAACATCACCCATCGCCTTTTTGTTTGCTGCTTTCTTCTCTTCAGGAGACATTCTGTTGTAGTCTCTAGAGATTTTCATCTGCTGATCAATGCTCAATTCCTCGTTTGCCTTTACGCAACGATTATAAGTCTTACCGAAGAGTTTCTGGGTTCCTGCTTTCTTGTAACCTTTCCAGCACTTCTTACCTGCTTCATCAAGCATTCTTTGAACACTGGCAGAAACCTCCTCATAATTGTCTCGTGCTTTTTCATCGCCCATCTTAGCAAAACGCTCGTTCTCCTTTTGACGGGAAATAGCAGAAACAATCTTAGCAGACTTACTAGCAGCTTCCTTTTTCTTTGCACCTGTAGAAGAAAGAGATTTACGTGCTAAGTTTCCAGCACGACGATACATTCTGTTTTCCTTTGCCTTGTCAATCTCTTTGTAACCTTCTTCAACTTCAACTTCTTCTTTAGTTGCTACTGCATGTGCCATCTTAACTGCCTTACCAGCAGTTTTTACACCTTCGCCAGCACCTTTTGCAAATTCACCTGCTGCTTTACCAGCAACCTTACCTGCTTTCTTGGCAGTTGCCATAGCAGCATTGTGACGCTCCATACCTTTTTTATATGCGTCAACAGCACGGAAGACACCTCTAGCGATAGCGTCTCTGACTGGTTTCTTTTCGGGTTGCTTTGCTTTCGCAGTTTCAGTTGCTTTCTTAGTCTTATCAACTGAGATTTCTCTCTTTGCTGACTTTGCCTTTTCTTTGGCATCAATCTCTGCCTTCACCTGCTCATAAGATTTGGCACCCTTTCTTGCCTTTCTTGCTGCTCTTGCTTCAGTCAGAACTTCAATATCAGTAAGATACTCAACAAACTCAACAAACTTCTCAAGACCAGTTTCTTCAATGATCATTTCCAGACCATCTTCATTGATACCCTCAGTGAAGAAATAGTCTACTGCTAGATCAATATTAAGTTCTTCTGTCTTTGTTGTCTTCTTCTTATAAGTCTCTTTAGGGAAAGATTCAGTCTTACCACCATAAGTTGCTCTGACTGGTGCAGTGCCCTTTACATAAGTTTCAGATTTTGAATACTTTCCTTCAGTAACCTCAACCTCTTCGGGATACATTGACAAACCACGCTCATTTCTTTGTCTTTCTCTGTAAGTATCAGCATCTGCTGATTTCTTATTTTGTTTTTTTGTGGTCTGCATATTTAGATACTTACCACCCTCATCTTTCTTAGCACCTCTCTTCTGCTTCACACCACGGGCAAACTGATGCATAACTCCAAGAGGGCGATCAGATTTACCCTCTTCTACGCTCTCAACTTCTTCTTTTTTAAATTTAGGAACATCGACTTTTGCTGCCTTCTTTTTCCGAAGATCTTCTGCCTTCTTTCCAAGTTGTTTTGCTGCATCTGGAGTTAATGCACCAGCACCAGTTGATCTTGCAATCTGTGAATCCTTTCCACGCATAAAGTTTCCACCTTCCTGAACCTCAAAAGACTCAGACTTATTGCCCCAGTTGGCAGCACCAACTTTGCGGCACTTCACCAGAGCACCAGATGCATATGCAGAAGGCCACACTGAATAGCGTGACTTGACCTTATGGTAGCAAGCATCCTTTGTACCGCTACCCTTTCCTTTCTTGTCCTTTGCCATTACTTGTCTCCTTTCATGTGGTCTGCTGCTTTATAACGCTTGTCACCCTTCATGTAATTTTGATATGCAGGAGTGTTTGCCTTCTTGTCAGCGTTAGTGACAGTCATGCGAGTGTCTTTCTTTTCTTCTTTCTTTCCGCCACCATAGACTGCTTCGTCAAGAAGTTGCAGTTGTGACTCGTGAATCTCACTGATTGTTTCGGCAGAGAGTTTTGACATCTTTGCAGTTGCCTCTTCAAATGTAGAAGCAATCTCTTCATCAATCAGATATGCAACTACAGTGTCAAATGAATCAAGTTCACCACCTTCTTCCTTCAGTCTCTTTGCCAAACCAAGAAGTGCAGTTCCACCCTTATAGGCAGCTCTACCAGCAACTCTTCTAGCACCCTTTTTCACAGCAGAGGCAGCACCCTTTACTGCATCAGCAACCTTTCCAGGAGCACTCTTAATAGCATCCTTTGCAGATTTTACTTTAGATACAACTTTATCTTTGACAAGTTTCTTCGCTGAATCTCTGTCACTTTTACGACCAGCAACAAATGTATCTGCAGACTTTCTTGCTGTGCCGTCCTTCTTAGGAACGTCAATTGCTTTCACACCAGTCGCTTTCATTGCTGCTCTGGTTGCACCTGCCTTCGCTCTAGTTGCAACGTTGCTTGCACGGCGTCCAACTTCTGTTTCTACTTTCTCAGTTCCCTTAGCAACCGCACGAAGTGCCTTTCCAGGAGCACTCTTTGCCTTTTCTACGCCAGACTTAATTCCCTTAACAACCGCTGCCTTTCTCGCTTCTGCTTTTGCTTTTCTCTGTGCAGAATCAACATCCTTTTTCTCTTTGGGAGATGCCGATTGAGGACCATAAGAATCATGACCCATTGTTACCGTTGCTTCGGTCAAAATGTTATCGGTCAGTTCTTCTGAAATCTCTTCAATTTCTTCAATGGAAAGACCTTCCTCAAGAAGGGAATCAACTACCTCTTCGGCAATTGTTTCTAACTCTTCAAGAGAAAGGTCTTCAGTTACTTTTTCTTCTGCTACGTATACTGCTTCATAAGCAGCTGCAATCTCCCTAAGGTCCATCTTGTGAAATCTTTAACGGTTATATTTTATTTATAACTTTCCGCCAACGACTCCACTATTAACAACACGAGTGTAGTCTTGAAGGGTTCCTTCTTGCAAACACTTAAGATGCCATCGTGATATTTCAATCACTCCATCTTTAGTTGCACCTGTAATGAAGTGTGCTCCAAGTGGTTCTTTCAAAATACTAACGAAGAGACCAAAACGTGTTTCCTTGATGTAAAAAGCATCATCAATCCATTCTACATCTTCAGGAATATTTTTTTCAATACTATTGTTCGGACCCAACGTTGTCGCTAATGTCGGTTTCTTCTGTTCCGTTTTCTGTTCCGTCATCTGCTTTCTTGTTAAATCCAAAAGGTCCTTCTTTTTCTTCCATCTTAAGTCTCAGTGCAACTGTACCGATAGACTCAAGAACTTTGATGATGTCCTCTGCCTTGGCATCTTCACCAAGTTCTTTGGCAACATACCAATACTTAGGCCAGAATGACTCACCTGCTTTTTCGTAATCTTCAAGTGTCAATAGTTTCATTTACCTACTCCGTAATCTGGTGCTGCTTCTTTTTCAAGTTCTTGAATTGTCTCATCTTCAGTCTTTTCAAGTCCCCTTTCAATTACTTCATCAAGAATGCGAATTGCATCTCTGAGAAGAGCAACACGAGCAGAAGGAAACTCTACAGAATCTTCTTTAGTGTGAAGGAACAAAGCGTGACGAACTGCTGCTGCTTGTCGCAGTTCCATTTCAACATTAATCACAGGTCTCCCTCCTTACGATTTTCAGAATAGTGAACATCAAAACTTCCACCAGGATAGCGTGCTTGAAGTTTCTCAACATTCATTTCAACAATCTCATTGAATGAAACATTGAGACCCATACATGCTTGAGCAACATACCACATGATGTCACCCAGTTCACGTTTCAGGTGAAACAGATTTTCTTCATTGACAGGTTTGCCCTGAAAGATCATCTTCTTAATAACCTCAGTAAACTCACCTGCTTCAGCAGACATTCCTACAGCAGCAGTAAGCAGTCGCTCGGTAGGAAACTCTTCATTTTCGAGATCTTCAAGACGAGCGATGAAACTTTCATAGTCTTTACTTTCTTCTGATGTAACGGCATCTACAAACTGCAGGTAACGATCAAAATCAACGGGTTGGGTCATAGTTAGAATTTCAATGATGCGAACTTCTTGACTAGTTTATCTGAGTCTTCATTATTATACTCTTCTTCCTGCCCGCTGTCAAGAATGTCATGTTGTGCAGACTGCTCACAATCATATAAACGCATCTTGGCACGGTCAATGCCGACAACGAATCTTTTGTTTACTGAAAGATCGTTATATCGGTTCTTCAACTGCTTCACCATAATTTGTCCCAACCCCTCAAGCTCATCTGTAGAAATAAGGGCAAACATAAGATCAGCAGTAGCAGGGAGACCAAAGGACTCGCTAGTGTCAGTAAGCTCAACGTCAGAGCTACCATAACCAGAACGAGTGGTCTGCGTGGCAGAAATGATAGGGACATCTGCTTCGCAAGCCAATCCTCTAAGCTCCTCTGCAATAGACTTAATAGTCGTATATGAATTGACATTGCTACCAGCGCGATATCGCGAGGAAGCGCATATATTAAGGTAATCAATGAAAATAATATCAGGTCTAAATGACTTCTTAAGTGCAAGCTCATTAAGAAGTGCCTTAAAGTGTCCACTGTGTGCAGTAGCAGTTGGGTATTCTTTAATTATAAGTGACCCTTGTGTTTTTTGCGATATATTAGCAACTTTTGTCTCGAACATCTGACGTGGAAGAGTTGCAATCTCCTGGATATTAACATTCAAAAGATTCGCGTCAATACGTTCCGCAATCTTTTC